GTTAGTATGTCCTTTGACTTTGTTATGATTGCTAAAAGTTAAGCATCCATCGCAGTTAAGCTGACAACTTCTGGTTATTACTATATCTAGGTTAGCAATTTTAACCGCCAACTTTATCTTCCTCGTGTACTAATATTTCTATCATTTTAAACTGCTCGTATGCATGTTTAAGAGTTGGGTGTTTTTCCATACGCTTTTTAAGATCATCCTCTTCACGCATCTTATAACCGGCCCATCGTAAGACTTCTTCAGCTTCGTAACTTAATCCAACTGTAACGTTTTGATTAATACTAATCCATGTGGTACCATCAAACACTTCCATTTGTTGGCCCGACGTGTTCCAGCGCATAGTACCGGCACTCTGTCCATTATTACCAATATGCTGCATACTGTGTGAGCTTGTAGTTAAGAACGGACTTGTCACTGTTAGATTGTTAATCATTACTTGCTTTGTGCTGGTAATAAGTAGTTGTAAGTTGCAATACCTGTATTGACGGTAATCTGTGCTACACCCTCATCACTGATACGGAATGTTTTGTCGCCGCTTAGATTTAAGATGCTAATAACTGCTGCCACCGGCCACGACCAACCTTTAGTTAGTGCACCTGTAATACCTGCTTGAAATACAAAGTTACCTGCATGACTACTATGATCACCAAAGAAGAATTTTAATTCACTGTTTTCTGTTTTAGCAATAAAGTTTAGTTCTTCACTGTTGGCACTGGCCATAAATTTTAGTCTTTGAATACTGGCTACAGTTGGCTCAAATTCTACGTGCCACGGTACTTGGCGCATCTTGACTGATTTAAGTTTGTCACTGACAATCTCTTGGCTCATAAAACGATAATCGTTTTTAAAATCGCCTGCCGCATTTTCAAAATGCAATCCCACTGGCACAGTTTCGCCATTGCGATCTTGTGTTACTAAACTAATCTTAGCGTTTTCTTTATATTCGCTAATGCCTAAAATAACACTAAGTTTGCCTAAGTTAGGCATACCGAATGTACCAACAAACTCTGCTACTGGCCCGTTTAGTTTACCTTGTACAATAACTGAGCGATCTTCTGCTAATGCTTCAATGCCTGTTTCTTGTGCTGTACCTGTGATTTTAACTAAATCAATGTTACCTAAGCCATAAGTGTTTTTAACGATATCTAATAGATGGTCTCTCATTTACTTCTCCTTGATTGATAATATAGTGTATATGATGTATTTAGAAAATACAATAGTATTGGTAAAATTATTTTGTTTTAATCTCTCCCATTGCCTGTCCTCGTTTTATTGTAGTTAAGGTACCCGGCTTACGTGCCTCGACCCAGCTTATGCAGGTCACTGAGTCTGCCCCAACTGCATCTATAAAGTTTAGATTTTCGTACCCTAATTGAGTTAGTAAAGTAGTCATATATGACTTACTAGCCCATGCACAATACCCGTTGTCAATTAATTTTGCAGTAAATTCTAATTCTGCATTAGAATAACTAAACATAACTGTTCCTCCTGGGCGTAATAAGTTAATTATGTTTGATAAGTACGATTCTACCCGTTTGATATCTAATGTATTAAAATATTCCCAGCAAAATATAAGACCAAATTGTGCCTGCGGCAACTGTTCAAAATTGTCTTTATCGATACTGTACAATCTTAATCTGTTTTGATATACAGTAGGATATTTTGCAATTTTCTCTCTCATTGGATCTATCATATATTCTGCTATATATAACGGATCTGAGTCAATCATATAATCTATCCTATTGGCTCCTAAACAATGCAAATACAAGGCTGGGTATTGCCAATTTGAACGTATACTAATGCGAGTTTTTATAAGGTCTTCAATTGTTGTATCGTTTACTGTGATCACATTAAACTTCTCGGTGAAAGTTGATACGTATACGGGATCGTTAGACAAGGCTAATCCCTCGTTAATTAATGTTTGGTCAATCTCTTCAATGATATTTTCTAAGTTTTGCCTAATAGACTGATTTTCTATTAAGATTTGATTATATGAATTAGATAACTTGTTATAAATTAAATCCAAATCAAAAATATCTATTTTTTCTAAAGGTAAGATAGCATGACCTATAGTATGAAGACTGCTATCTACTAGTAAATTATTAATTACACTAGTGATAGTTGTTCTAAGTTCTGTTAATTTATGAAATCTCATTCAAAGCTAAACAATGTATCAAATGTTGTTTTAATCTGCGTGTTTTCGGCAATTCGCCAATTTAACACACCTAATAGGTTTTCTACCTTTTGATCCACAATACCGGTTTCCATTGCATCATCGTCAAATGGTAATTCTTTAAACCACGCAGGTATATGTGCTTCGTCTGTTGGATAACCAACGCTGGTATAGCCCAATGGATTGTCGCGTAGCTTACATACAACGGTCTTCATGCCATCAACAATCTGCATCGAATAGTTATCACCCATCATACGGCGTAGGTTATTCCAATTCATTGCAGCTCTAACATGCCCTGGCATGTTAGCACGACCTTCACGTGCTTCTGCGGCCGTAAACTTAGTTAGATTATTTACACGTTTAGGCGTACCTTTCTCCCATGCTGGACGATCTTGGAATATAAGTTTAAAGTCGCGTATCTTTTCAATAATAGCATCACGCTGGGTACCCGTAAGCACATCCATTAAAATTTCACTTAAGAAGTTCTGCATGAATGCCGGGGTATCACTACGTTTTAAGTCTAGGCCCATGGCTTTAACTTTACCTGGCTTATCATGTGTGTCTAAGCGTTTACCTTCCATGTCATATATCAGCACAGCATAGCGTTTCTTTTTAATAAACAACCCTTTAAGTGCTACAAGCTCGCGCCCGCCTTTGATTAGCTCACCTTGACGTCGTGGAGTATGAAACGCACGTTCACAGAATCCGGGAAAACTTTCATTAACCTGATCAGCAATAGCATCATATAATTGTACACAAATGTCTTTAGACCATTCCATACGACCTGCTTCTACATCGTCTTTAACCACAGGCCACATACTAAAGTAACATGAGTCTGTATCACCGTAGATAATTGCTTTGCCTATGTGATCATACTCGCCGGTGATACACTCATTGATATAAGCGTCCATATGTCTAGCAATAGTACGACCTGTTAGCGTTGTTGACTGCCCGATACGCTTATCAAAGAAACGACACCCGGGATTAAGAATAGCACCGTATAAGCTGTTAAGATTAATCTTCTTAACCAACTGTCGTTTATCCCAAAATGCGATTTCGTCACCAATCGCATCCTTCTTCTTAGCCTGCATCTCTTTACGTTCGGCATACCAACGTTCTAATAATCCGGGAATAACCCCCTTGCGATCATTGCTAAAGATAGTACCATTGGCACTTAGAATCCAGTTCTTACCACTGTCAAAGATTAGTCGCCAAACATCTGCAGCACTTAATATATCATGGCCGCCGTTAACCCAATCGATAGTAATCTCGGTACCGGCCTTACTGTCCATGACCGCAGTGTATTCTAAACTACCAAACAACCCCTCCCATGCATCAGCAAACGAAGAACCTTTTTCTATCTTTTCTTTGATGTAATGGTCAGTCATGATAGGACGTAGTTGTCCTACAATAGTTTCTGGACCCATGTTAAGTGCGCGAATTGCACTCGGGTACAGTGAGTTAATATCAACTGCGCCAATGTAGTCATGCATACCTGCTTTAGGGGTTGCTACATACGCACCTGCTGCTTGTGTATTTTCTTGTTCATCTCTGTTGCGATTTGGTACAACCATACCAAGTTGATGTGCTTCGTTAATAATGGCCTGTTCAGTGACTGCTACAGCACCCATTGTTGTTTGTAGCAATACTGTGTTATCGTGCGCAAGTTCGTTGGCCAGATCTAAGAAACGTAATTTCTTATCTAACTTACCTAGCAACATAGTATCTTGTCTGTTATACTCGATAAACTTAGGAAAGTCTTTGTTGTATAATTGGTCTAACGTACCTTCGTACTGTGTTTTACGTTCTTCTAATTCATATTCGCCGATAGCGTCCAAACTATAACTGTGACGTTCTTCGTACGTGTATTTGCGATATAGTTGCATATAGTCTAGATGTACACGACCAATAAGGTCAAATGTAATATTAGTAGCACCAAATCGTTCAAAATCACGTTGCTTGGGATATTGACCCCACAAGCACATACGACGTGTATCGTCTTTACTTAGGACTCGTACAATTCGTCCAATGGTGTAAGGAATATCATAGCCCTCACTATTCCACCCACTTAAGATGTCTGCATCATCAATTAGATTAAGGAAGGTATCTAACATATCTTGTTCACGATCAAACAAGAAACAGTTTTCATACTGATCACATATTTCCTGAGCAGTTTCCCAACTATAAGTTTTGGGCGGAACTACAAGCGTAACTAACTTGTCTAGCCAATCTAAGTAAACTGATATAGCAGTAATACTATTAAATGGATCGTTAGTTGGGGCATACCCGCGCTCAGGGTCAAAGTTTACCTCAATATCGAAGAACGCTGTTTGTAGTTTAGGAGCAGGTTTCCCTAGATAGTTTTCTTCGAAGCAACGGAACACGGGATTGATATCACTTTCCCATATTTTCTTACCACCGTTGATGCGTACTTCTTTGTGGAATTCTTTGCCCACTTTGGTACTGAAGCGGCTTACTGGTGTGTCGTAAATTGTACGAAATTTACCTTTTGGGTCGTCATAGTAGAATACATAATTTGCTGGATATTCTCTATACTCTCTTTGGCCGTTGTTGCGTTCAACAACGTAAATACGATCTTTTGTTCGATCGAATAGTGCGTCTACATAACTCATATTACTCCTAATGCCACTTATAGCTGGCTAACTATTCTGCATGCACCTTGGGGGTGCGAATCCTCGTACTGTCTATAGGATTAAAGCGTGCGACCAACAGTTTCTAAGATGTCTGTAAGTTCTTCATGGTCAGCATTAGCATCACCAAATTTACTTTTTTGTGCAATCTTAATAGCTTTCTTTAGGATAGCTGGTTTAATTTCTAATTCTTCTGCTACAGCTTTGATAGTATCGCTCAGACCTGCATTTAAATCTTCAACTTCTTGTAAAACTTGAATACCTTCTGTAACTATTTGTGTTAGTTTAGCTTTTTGTTCGCTGGAAAACATACGTGATGACATTGATAATTCCTTTGTTAAAAATATATTATATACTTAATAATTATCTAAGTCTAGCGGATTGGTTAATTTATTTTACAGCAACTTAGTACACGGGTTGCGGTGGTGAATTCGTAGGCCAGATCATCAAATAAACCGTCGGGTGGGCGTTCTGCATACGCACGATTCATATAGGCCATTTGCCCCATATCGGCGTAGTAGCTTTTACTAGGCCATTTATGACTGCCCCAGCCCATGCTGTTAATCAGCAAGCATTCGTCACCTACTGATTTAAACATGTCTTTGCGAGTCGACACAGGCATAGTTGTAGCACTAAGTAATCTAACCCCAACAGGTATAGTGTTAACCTGCGGTTTGTCCATATAGTAGGCAAATAAGTGTACCAAATATGCTTCTATTTCGTGTGGTAAATTGACTGTGAGTTGACTTTCTGCTCGTTTAATGAGCTCATACGATTCTTTAACGTAAACTTCCCAATTGTTCATTATAATATTTATTAAAGTTAATGTTTTCTACTAACTAAATATTGCTATGCTAGATATTGTTATATGTTCTCTACCTCAAATGTCTGTTGGAAAAATACCAGCAGCTCCGGCTTTATTAAAATCGGCTGTTACATCAGCTGGTTATTCAGCCAACGGTCTTGACCTTAGTATTAATTTCTTTAACAAACAATGTAATCGAAACGTATCAAAATATAACGAACTTTGTAGCGTATTCAGAGGTACCGAGACTCCAAATGCTGACGCTTTCAGTGCTGCAGATGACTGGGTCAAAGACAGCATCCTGATACTCAAACAATTAAATCCAAAAATTGTCGGACTAAGTGTGTTTAGTCACTGGCAACATAGAGCAAGTTATATGTTGGCCGTGGCTATTCGTAATGAAATGCCTGATGTTAAGATTATCGTAGGCGGCTATGGGTTAACTAATACCTGTATTTCTTTATTAAATTTCTTAGATATTAAAAAAATTCATACATTGAAAACATTTCATCAATACATGACCGAACACAATCTGTGTGATTATGTAATAATTGATGACCCATTAAACAAGCTAATTTTGACCATTGAAGAAATACTTGGCGTACCAAAACAAATAGAATTCCAAGAAAATAAAAATCAATTTGATGCCCCAATACCCAATTATGACGACTATCAACTTGATAATTATGTACACGATGATATTGGATTAGCTGTCCCAATCACTGGCAGCAAAGGGTGTGTACGCAAGTGTACGTTTTGCGATGTTCCCCACTTGTATGGACGATTTAAGTCTAGGACCGGACGCGATATTGCTAACGAATTAATATTTTTGCATGAAACATATAGTGTACAGATTTTTGAATTCACTGACAGCTTAGTAAATGGGTCTAATAAAGCATTTCTTGAATGGGTTGAAATTATTGCAGATTACAATGATAAAAACCCTAACAATAAAATTCGATGGTCGGGTCAATATATCTGTAAGCCGCAGAGTGCTCAACCTAAGGGATTGTATCCTTTATTAGTCAGATCCGGAGCATCTCATTTGATAATTGGCGTAGAGAGCGGCAGTGATGACGTTCTTAAAGCTATGAAAAAGCGTATGACTGTTAAAGATGTATATGATGAATTAGAAATGTTTCGAAAATACGGCTTACGTGCTACAATTTTAATGTTAAGTGGGTTTATTAACGAAACTTGGGAACGTTATTTAGAAACCCTACGATTTATTATAAGCTGTCAACCGTATGTTGTGGATAGTACAGTAACATCAATTAACATGAGTTTTCCTTTATTAATTTATGATGGTGTGGAATTATCGTCTGCGGCAGATCAACTGGGAATCTTAATTGATCCTTACGAACTAGCAAACTGGAAGGTTATTGACGATCCTGATAATGACTTTACAGAACGATGTCGCCGTAGAGTGATAACACAGTTAATATTAGATAAACTAGGTATAAACATGGGCGCACCTAATTTAGATTTTTACGACATGACGTTAAATAGACTTAAACAATACGAGATAACTTTGCAGGAACAGTTAGATGCGAGATAATTTAGACTCATTAATACCTCAAGAAATATTAGATTTAATAGCAGTAGTAAACTCTGAGTTTGATATGGTCTTAGGTCTTACTCCATTTGCTGTTCGGGGTAAATATCCCAAAGTTAAAGTCTCTATAAACGATAATATTATATTTGATAATATTGTTAATCAAACAGAACAAATAATTAATTACAAATCTAGTGCCGATAGTGACATTAAAATACGCATAGAGTTTTATGATAAGCCAGAGGATGGCGGCACTTTAATTACACCAACAGGAGAAATTCTTGAAAATCAGGGTATAGATATCACTAAATTTATAATCAACGGTGCTGATTTAATAAAAAATAATGTAATATATAAACTAGGTTACTATTACATGTTACTGAGTCCGCGCCAATTTAAATATTTTCAAGATAACGGAATTGGCACTGCGCCGTCGGACAGTCTAGTTGTAAGAGAAAATGGTTATTGGGAACTTAATTTTAAAACGCCAATAATGCAATATCTTTCAAAAATTAAGTTTAAGCATGAAAATATCGTTACAGAAAAAAATCTTATTACCAGAGCCAAACTAAGTGATATGTACGATACTGTGCTACGTATTAGAGAAATAGAAAAGAAATTAAAATCAAAGTAAGATACTTATAGTCGGTGATTAACAACGTCCCAGTTGATAATCTTCCAAATGTTTTTTAAGTATTTGGCTTTGTCAGTACCGTAATCTAATGCCCAAGCATGTTCCCACCAGTCTATTAGTAGTGCTATGTCTGTGCGTTTTTGATGATTGGGTATAGTTTTAATAGTGCCGTTTTTACTAAGGTAAATCCAATTG